GTATGCCAAAGTATTCCCTAATGTGGCTCTTAGATCAGATAGTAAGGCTGCTGGTCGTTGGAGTACTAATGCTAACGGGGAGTATTTTGCTATTGGTGTTGGCGGTACTGTTACTGGTAAAGGTGCTGACCTGCTCATTATTGATGACCCTCATTCCGAGCAAGAAGCAGCACTTGCAGCTGGGGATCCTAGCGTTTTTGATAAGGTGTACGAGTGGTACACTTCAGGTCCTCGCCAGCGTTTGCAGCCTGGAGGATCTATTGTAGTTGTGATGACCCGTTGGTCTAAACGAGACCTAACAGGAAAAATCTGCCAAGCGATGGTGGACAGAGACGGTGATGAATGGGAAATCATCAGCCTTCCAGCGATAAAAAGAAACGAAAAACCCCTTTGGCCTGAGTTTTGGAGCTACGAGGAATTAGATAAACTAAGGATAGAACTACCGCTTTCCAAATGGCAAGCCCAGTATCAACAAGATCCGACCTCTGAAGAAGGTGCTCTTGTAAAACGGGAATGGTGGAGGGTCTGGGATAAAGAAACGCCTCCCCCTTGTGATTACATCATCCAATCTTGGGATACGGCATTTACAAAATCAGAACGGGCTGACTATTCAGCGTGTACGACTTGGGGAGTTTTTTACCTAAATGAAGATAAAACGGATGCTAATATCATTTTATTGGATGCGTTTAAAGAGAGAATGGAGTTCCCCACTCTTAAACAGCGAGCCTATGATATGTATAAAGACTGGGAACCAGATTCGTTCATTGTTGAAGCGAAAGCATCTGGTGCTCCACTTATATTTGAACTTAGAAGGATGGGTATTCCTGTTCAAGAGTTTACACCGACTAGGGGTAACGATAAAATATCTCGTGTTAATAGCGTATCTGATTTGTTTGCAAGCGGTAAAATTTGGGCACCAAGAAAACGCTGGGCTGAAGAAGTAGTAGAGGAATTAGCAGCATTTCCCAATTCAGATCACGATGACTTAGTAGACTCCACAACCCAAGCACTGTTAAGATTTAGAAGAGGTGGCTTTATTACGCTGCAAAGCGATGAGCCAGATGAGCCACAAGAATTTAGGCGTAAAAAAGGTTATTACTAAGGATCCTTATGTCAATCGATAAAGCAATGTATGCAGCCCCCCAAGGTCTACCTGATTTAGAAGGACCAGACGTTGAAATAGAAATTGTTGACCCTGAAGAGGTAGACGTAAAAATTGGAGGAATGGAAATCCAAATGGGAGGCGAGGAGATTGAAGACTTTGATGCCAACCTTGCTGAATACTTGCCTGAATCGGTTTTATTACAAATTGCCAGCGAACTCTTAGAAGACTTTCAATCGGACATTGATTCTAGACGTGACTGGATTCAAACCTATGTTGATGGCTTAGAACTTCTTGGCTTAAAGATTGAAGAGCGTTCAGAACCTTGGGAAGGTGCTTGCGGTGTTTACCACCCAGTCTTAGCCGAAGCAGTGATTAAATTCCAATCTGAAACCATCATGGAAACCTTTCCAGCTGCTGGTCCAGTCAAGGGCGAGATTGTTGGTAAAGAAACATCAGAGAAAAAAGATGCAATGGAGCGTGTTGTAGAAGACATGAACCATGAATTAACTGACGTGATGCAAGAGTTTCGCCCTGAACATGAGCGTATGCTCTGGGGTGTAGGGCTTTCAGGTAACGGCTTTAAAAAAGTTTATGTAGATCCAAGCCTAGATCGTCAAGTCTCGATGTATATTCCTGCTGAAGATCTGGTTGTGCCTTACGGTGCATCTAGTCTAGAGTCCGCAGAACGCATTACCCATGTGATGCGTAAGACAGAAAACGAACTCAAACGCCTACAGTATGAAGGGTTCTATCGTGATTTAAATCTAGGATCGCCAGATAACGTCTTAGACGAGATTGAAAAGAAAATTGCAGAAAAATTAGGCTTTAGGGCATCAACCGATGACCGTTTTAAAGTCCTTGAAATGCACTGCCACCTTGATTTAGAAGGTTTTGAGCACACAGATAAACATGGCGAACCAACAGGTATTGCTCTTCCTTATGTTGTAACCATTGAAAAATCAAACGGACAGGTGTTAGCAATCCGTAGAAACTGGGATCCAGATGACAAAACACACCAAAAACGCCAGCATTTTGTACATTATGGTTATATCCCTGGCTTCGGCTTTTATCATTTCGGGCTTATTCATCTTATTGGAGCTTTTGCTAAGTCGGGCACTTCCATCCTTCGTCAGCTGGTTGATGCAGGGTCATTGTCCAATCTTCCAGGGGGCTTTAAGACTCGTGGGTTGCGTGTCAAAGGTGACGATACCCCGATAGCTCCAGGTGAGTTCCGTGACGTAGACGTTCCAAGTGGTGCGATGAAAGACAACATCATGCCACTGCCGTACAAAGAGCCAAGCCAAACATTGATGGCGCTGCTAAACCAGATCGTAGAAGAAGGCAGACGTTTTGCTTCTTCAGGTGATTTAAAAGCATCGGATATGAGCAGCCAAGCTCCAGTGGGCACAACTTTAGCAATTCTAGAGCGCACATTAAAAGTCATGTCTGCGATTCAAGCTCGTATTCATTACTCCATGAAGCAAGAATTTAAGCTGCTCAAAAAAATTATTGCTGATTACGCCCCAGAAGATTACAGTTACCAACCTACCAGCGGTAATCGTACAGCCCGTAAATCTGACTACGATATGGTCAATATCATTCCCGTATCAGATCCAAACGCAGCAACCATGAGCCAAAAAGTAGTGCAGTATCAAGCTGCCCTACAGTTATCTCAGACGGCTCCCCAGCTTTATAACCTTCCTTACTTACATCGCCAAATGTTAGAAGTGATTGGCATTAAGAACCTAGAGAAATTGGTTCCATTGCCAGAGGACATGAAGCCTACAGATCCAGTAACGGAAAACGTCAACGCCTTAAAGAACAAACCATTAAAAGCCTTCATTGGTCAAGACCATCAAGCCCATATTCAGATTCATATGGCTGCTATGAATGATCCAAAGATCAAACAAACTATTGGTCAAAACCCACAAGCTCCAATGATGATTCAAGCGATGCAAGCTCACATTACTGAACACGTTGGTCTTGAATATATGCGACAAATGCAGATGCAAATGGGCATTAACATTCCGTATTCTGATGACGATGATCCAGATGTTCATATGACTCCAGAACAAGAAATGCAAATTGCTCGTCTGGCTGTCCCAGCTGCTCAAAATCTATTGCAACAAAACCAAACTGCGGTGGCTGCACAACAGGCACAGCAAGCTGCTCAAGATCCTATTGTTCAGATGCAGATGAAAGAATTACAGCTTAAAGCACAGGAAATCGACATTAAGCAGAAGAAACTGGCTATGGATGCAGCTGGTAAAGCTGATCAAATTGAAATTGAAAAAATGCGTATTGCAGCGCAAAAAGAAATTGCTGGTATGCAAGTTGGAGCAAAAACTGCTTCTGATAAAGCCAACCTTGCTGCTAAACAAGAATTAGAAGGAATGAAATTAGGTCATCAAATAGGAAGTAATAAAGCCCAGATGAATCAACAACGCCAGTCAGAGAAGCTCAAAATCTTAGCTGACATGGCAAAAACCCAGGCTCAAAAAACCAAAAAGGAAATTGAATGAAGGAAAAAATACTAGATCATCTCCTCAAACAGGTAGATGTGAGAGTAAGGGACTTGGAAGAGTCCCTTGGTACTGGTGTAGCCAAAGACTACGCTGACTACCAAAAGACTTGCGGACAGATAACGGGTCTTCTGTCTGTGAGGATGTACATTTCAGACCTTAAAAAGAACTTGGAGAATTTTGATGAGTGAAATACTAATCGGCTCAAACCCCGATGATGTGAGTAACGTAACGACTTTGCCTCAAACAGGTGAAGAAAAAGCAAGACAATTACCCATGCCACAAGGCTATCGTATGCTTGTTGGTATTCCTGATGCTGAAAAAGAACACGCTGGTGGAATCCTCAAAGCGGATGCCACACTGCAAATGGAAGAAGTGCTTTCCACCGTCTTTTTTGTTATCAAAATGGGACCTGATTGCTACAAAGATGAAAAAAGGTTTCCTACTGGTCCTTGGTGCCAAGAAGGTGACTTTATTCTTGCCAGACCAAACACTGGCACACGCCTAAAGATTCATGGTCGTGAGTTCCGATTAATTAATGACGATTCTGTCGAGGCTGTAGTTGAAGATCCTCGTGGAATTACTCGTGTTTAAGGAGAAAAAACATGGCTGAATTTGAAAAACAAGACTTTTCTTTTTTGGAAAGTGATGATGCAACCCCACCAGAGGTTGAATTAGAGATTGTTGACGATACCCCAGAAGAAGATCGTATTAATGCAGCACCGCTTCCTAAAGAAATCGTTGAAGAAATCGACAATGATGACTTAGAAGCCTATTCTAAAGAGGCAAAACAACGCCTTTTGCAGATGAAAAAGCTAATTAACGATGAACGCAGGGCTAAAGAAGCTATCCAGCGTGAAAACGAAGAAGCTGTTCGGGTTGCTAACACCATTTTTGAAGAAAACAAACGGCTTAAAGGTCGACTTTCTGATGGCGAAAAGGTGTATGTATCAACAGCTAAAGAAAAAATTGCCTCTGATCTTGATCAAGCAAGACGTGCATACAAAGAGGCTTATGACTCTGGCGATGCAGAGCGTTTAGTAGAAGCTCAAGAGCGTTTAACTGAAATTAAATTTAAAGCTCGAGAGATGGATCGTTATATTCCACAATATGACGAAAATACTTTACAATCTTCTGAAGTTGATGTACAAATACCTCAACAGCAGCGCCAACCAACACGACTGGACTCAAAAACCCAATCGTGGCTTGACAAAAACAAATGGTACGGCACTGACGATGACATGAGTTTTCTCGCTATGGGAATCCATAAGCGGCTGGAACGTGAGGGAGTCCCGACAGGCTCCGATCATTACTGGAACGCTATAGATACCGAAATGAGAAGACGTTTCCCAGAGAAATTTGGGGAAGAAGCAGGAACCAAATCTCCTGCTACAACTCGTAAAAGCACGGTGGTTGCTCCAGCAACGAGGTCAACGTCTTCAAAAAAGATCACATTAAACACCCGTCAAATGGAACTGGCTAAGAAATTCAAAATTACGCCAGAGCAATATTACAACGAACTAGTTAAAACGGAGTCCCAAAATGGCTAATAACAATCGTACCCCCCGTGAAATTGAAACAAGACAACAAGAGGCTCGCCCTATGGCGTGGAAACCCCCTGAGTTGTTACCTGAACCAGACAAGCAAGCAGGTTATGCTTATCGCTGGGTTAGGGTTTCGATGCTTAACAACGCTGACCCTCGCAACTTATCTTCCAAACTAAGAGAAGGCTGGGAAGCAGTCAGAGCTGAAGAGCAACCGAAATATGGAATGTTGACCGATCCAGATAGTCGATACAAAGACAATATCGAAATCGGTGGTTTACTGTTATGCAAAATTCCTGAGGAATTTGTGAAGGCAAGGATGGATTATGAGAACAACCAAACCCAAGCAAATGCAGAAGCAGTAGACAATAGTTTTTTACGGCAAAGCGATTCTCGTATGCCTCTGTTCCAAGAACGGAAGTCTACAGTGTCCTTTGGTAAAGGTTCTTAACTTATTAGGAGATTTATATGGCTTATCCTACAGTAGCAGCCCCTTACGGGCTAAAGCCAGTTAACCTTATTGGTGGTCGTGTATTTGCGGGTTCTACCCGTATGTTCCCTATCACCAACGGTTACAGTACTAGCTTATTCAACGGTGACGTTGTAGCAATTGGTACTGGTGCAAACATTGGTAACTTAGTATCTTCAACATTGGCATACAATGCTTCTTCTGCTGTTAACGGCACAATTGGCGTGTTTGTTGGTTGCGAGTATTCAACAACTGGTGGTCCAATCTACGGTAAAAATCGTTATCAGTTCTGGCAAGCTTCTACAACAGCTCCAGATGCTATTGGTTATGTTGTTGATGATCCTCAAGCTGTTTTCCAAGCAGTTTGTTTGTCTAACCCAGCTGGTACTGGTGGTTCTACAACCATTCAATACCTAAACCCAGCTTTCGTTGGTTCTAATGCTTATTACATTGGTGCTGCTGCTGGTAACACTGGTTCGACAACTACTGGCGATTCATCTGCTGGTATTGCAATCTCTGCTGCTGCCACAAGCACATCAGCGATTACACCTTTGACTACATCGGCTCCATTCCGTATCGTAGGCGTTGTACCTGCTACAGCTGTTACAGTGACCCAAAATGCTACATCTTCTAGCACAACGATCACTTTATCTGCTGCTAACACTGCAATCCTCCCAGGTATGGTTATTTCTGGTCCTGGCATCACTGCTGGCTCCAATACCTATGTAACAACTGTAAACGGCACAACTGTAACTATCAACACAGCTGTAACAACAGCTCAGTCGACAAATGCACAGTTTTCTTTCACTGGCTACCCAGAAGCATTAGTAACTTGGAACTTCGGTTACCACAGCTACTTCAATGCCACTGGTGTTTAATTAAGGAGCATTTAAATGGCTATTTCTCGTGCACAACT